CAGCCGCCGGTACGGCCGCCACAACGCCGCCACCGCCGCGGGCGGGGCGACGGCGCCGTCGCGATGCTCGAACAGATGCACCGCGAGCAGCACCACCCCCTGCATCACCGGCGCCGGGATCGCCGCCCCGCCGCCGCCGCGCGGCACCAGCGTCGTGCCCAGGAACGCCTCGGCCAGCCCCAGCGCGGTGTCCGCCGCGCGGGTCAGCACCGCATCCGCCGCCGGCATGCGCAGATAGTCCGCCGCCGCCGCCGCCGCGTCCGCCACCACCGCGGCGGGCATCGCCCCACCCATAACCCCTCCTTTCGCCTTGCCGGATCGCCGCCGCCGCTCAGGCCGCGGCGAACTTCATCAGCTTGATCGCCTCGCTGTCGGCGACGCAGCCGCCGATCCGCCGCGTCGCGTAGAAGCTGACGAACGGCTTGTTGGTATAGGGATCGCGCAGGATCGCGGTCTCGGCGCGCTCGGCGATCAGATAGCCCGCGGCGAAATTGCCGAAGGCGATGGCGAGCGCATTGGCGGCGATGTCGGGCATGTCCTCCGCCTCGACGACGGGATAGCCGAGCAGCCGCGCCGGCTGCCCCTCGGCGAGCCCCGGCTGCCACAGCGGATGGCCGTCGCTGCCCTTCAGCTTGCGGATGCGCGCCAGCGTATTGGCGTTCATCACCCAGCTCGCCCCCTGCCGGTAGGGCGCGCGCAGGCTCTGCATCAGGTCGACCAGCCGTTCGTCGGCCGCCCCGCCGAAATCGTTCGCCGCGCCCGAGGGGAGATATTGCAGCGTCCCGAGCGGCCGCGCGCCGTCCTTCGCGGTCGACACCGGCTGGGTCAGGAAGCCCTTGGGCCGGTTGACGCCGTTGCCGCCGACGAACGCCGCGCCCTCCGCCTTCGCGAATTCTGCCGCGATCTCGTCCGCCAGCCATTGCTCGACGTCGAACGCCGCATCGTCGAGCATCGCCTGGCTCGCCGAGGGGTTGGCGTAGAGTTCGCCCATCGGCGGCACCAGTTCGGTGAACACCGGCGTCGCCGTCTCGGGTCGCGGCCCCGTCTCGCTCGCCCAGCCCGACGGCGTGCCGCCGCTGGTGATGAGCTTGCGATAGCCCGCCGAGCCGACCTGCACGACATTGGCGATGGCGCGGATCGGCGAAGCGCCGGTCAGCACCCGCGCGATTGCCGCATCGATCTCGCGCGGCACCGCATAGCCGCCCGCATCGCCGCTCACCCCGGTGAACGCCTTCATCTCCAGCGTCGCGCCCTGCCGCACGAAGCCCGCAAAGGCCCCGTCCGCCTGCGTTACGCGCGCGCCGTCCCCCCGCGCTTCGCGCGCGCCGTCCAACGCCGGCCGATCGACCACGTCCATGCTCATTCTCCTTGGTTGAAAACTCTTCGCGCCGGGTCAGCCGATCCGGTCGATCCGCGCGCCCGGCTGCATCGGCACCGCGACGAGGCTCACCTCGGCCAGCGCCACCCGCAGCAACTCGCGGCGCGCACCCTGCGCCACCCGCAGCGGCCGGTAGCCGACCGACAGCCCGTCGATCGCGCGCCTGCGCACCAGCGCCGCGACGTGCGGATCGTGGACCTCACCCGCGATCCGCAGCCCGCGCGCATCCTCGCCGATGACCACGATCCGCCCCACGGCACGCCCCCTATGCTGCCACAGCAGCGGCACCGTACCGGCATCGGCGAAGGCGCCGACGCGGATCACGTCGCCGGCGCGATCCGCCCGGTCGAACAGCGCCGCATAGCCCGCGAACCGCACCGGCACGGTCACTCCAGCCATGCCCGGAACCCCAGCTTCACCGCGAGCCCGGCGAGCAGCAGCGCCCCGGCGATCCGCACCAGCCACCCCGCCGCCGCCTTCCACGCCGATCGCTTGGCATCGCGCCACGCGCCGAGCAGCTCGCGCAGCGCGGCGAGATCGTCGCGCGCATCCTCGTCGCCCAGGCCGAGCCGTTTCAGCGCCCGCGTCGCCGACAGCTCGCCCGCCTCCTCGGCGATCGCGCGCATCGTCGCGATATTGCTGCCCTCGCGCGCCGCCTGCGCCATCAATTGCGCCAGAACCTCGCTCATCGTCCTACTCCCACCATGGTCCGCTTTTCCTCGACCGACAGGAAGTCGGCCGCCGCCACGCTCGCCCACAGGCGCTCGCGATCCTCGCTCAGCGCCGGCACCCGATCGGGATCGACCGCGAGGCGCGCGTCGGCGAACCAGCCGCCGAGGCCCTGCGCCAGCCCGGCGAGGATCGTCTCCGCCAGCGGCAGCACCGTCAGCCGCCACAGGGCGCGATTGGCCTCGCGGTAATTGGCGTAGGTCGCGTCGCCGGGCAGGCCGAGCAGCATCGGCGGCACGCCGAAGGCGAGCGCGATCTCGCGCGCCGCCGCCGCCTTCAGCCCGACGAAATCCATGTCGGCGGGCGAGAGCGACAGCGGCTGCCAGCGCAGTCCGCCTTCCAGCAGCATCGGCCGCCCGGCATTGCCCGCGCCGGCGAAGCCCGCCTCCATCTCCGCCTTCAGCCGCTCGAACTGGTCGGGCGACAGCGCCGCGCCGTCGCCCGGATCGTAGACCAGCGCCCCCGACGGTCGCGCTGCATTGTCGAGCAGCGCCTTGTTCCAGCGTGCCGCGGCATTGTGCACCGCGACCGCCCCCGCCGCCGCGCCGAGGCACCCCATGCCGTAATGATCGTCGACCGGATTGAAGCTGCGGATATGCACCACGTCGGGCCGCGGTCCCTCGGCATCCAGCCGCGTCCGCCGCTCGCCGACCCGATAGACATAGGCGGTCGGCCAGCCGCCCGCGTCGAGCTCGGCGGTCACCCGCTCGGGCCGCAGCGCATAGAGCGCCGCCACCCCGCCGCCGTCACCCCCGTTGTCGCCGCCGCGGAGCAGCTGCACATAGGCGTTGCCGTGCAGCAGCATGTGCGCCGCCGCGGTTTCCAGCAATGCCTGCCCGCCCGACCGTGCCGCGACCAGCGCGGCGAGCGCGGGCTCGCTCGCCGCCACCGGTGCCGCCCCCACGCTCTCCGCGACCAGCTTCACCGCGCGCTGTGCGACGGCATTGCCGGCGAACGCATCGCGCACCTGTCCCTCATAGGATCGCGGCCACTCGCCCAGCGCCACCCCCGTTCCCGTGCGCGACAAGGCGGGCCGCCCGCCCTCGCGCGCCGGCCTGCGTCCGAACAACCGCATGATGTCCTCCCGTAATGTCTGTGGACGGCCGTGTCCGTCCCGCGCCTGGTCGCCGGCGCGCTAGAGCCCGCGCACCCCCGCCGGGGCGCGCCGCCCGAGCATCAGCTCGCTCAGCGCCCACACCAGCGCGTCGGCGCGATCCGGCGAGCGCCCCGGCCCGTGATAGCCACCCCCGGCGAGCAGCCCGCACATCTCGTCCTCCAGCGCGGCGAACCGCCCGCAATGCCGCACCCGGTCGCGCTCGTAGAGCGTCGCCACCGGCTCCGCCCGCGCCGCCTTGCCGCGGCTGGCACGCACCAGCGTCACCGGCAGGGCGACGTCGGCCGCCAGCAGCACCGAACGGACCATCGTGCCGCCCTGATTGGCCTCCGCCACCACCCGGTCGGCACGGTGCCGCGCCGCGCAGGCCGCCACCGCCCGCGCCCAACCCTCCGGCGACGCCGCCGCGACGCTCGCATCCTCCAGCACATGGGCGATGCCGTCGCCGTCGCGCCCGACCGCGACGATCCCGCACGCGTCGCCGCCGCCCGCACCGTCGGTCCCGGCCGGCGGATCGACGCCGACCACGACGCGCACCAGCCCGTCGGGCGCGTCGCCCCGGCTCGCCTCGATCCGCGCACGCGACCACAAGGCGCCGGCGAGATCCTCGATCATCTCCCCCTCGAGCTCCTGCCGGCCGAGCGTGGTGCCGCCATAGGCATCCTCGACCTGATCGACGAACGCCGCGGGCAGGAACGGATTGTCGCGCGTCGCCCCCCGCGTCTCGACCAGCCCGCGCGCGCGCAGCACCCGCTTCATCAGCGCGGTCGGCCGCGGCGTCGTCGTCACCAC